TCCCAGCTTACTTAAATGAGCTCGGGAAGTACTAATTTAGTCGAAGTAACAAATTACTTGAGCATCCTGGACGAAAGTCCTTGAGGTCGAATAAAAAATAAGAAAGGAAAAGACAATCTTTATGCAAATCAAACCTACACAAGCATATATCGATAAGAGTCGTGCAGAAGCACTTCTTGAGAAATGGGCACCAGTGCTCAATTATTCTTCCAAGACAGTCGCTCCTCTCGAAGACAGTCACACCCGTTTAAACACCGCAATGCTACTTGAGAACCAAGAAGCATGGTGCTTAAACGAAGCAGGCAATGTCGCTGGCGGAACAGATTCCCTATTCAATTACGGATCTGTTAATGTCGGCGGAACAGGCGGAAAGTTCGGTAATACCGATAGCTACGCAACTGGTGATGCCCGTCTTCCTAAGATTCTCATCCCAATGATTCGTCGTACATTCCCTGAACTCATTTCTAATGAGATTGTTGGGGTTCAACCAATGAGTGGTCCTGTTGGACTTGCTTTCGCACTCCGTTATAAGTATGCAAATACTACCCTTGGTGGTGGTGGAGCAGACGGTGGAGTCGGTGGCGATTCAACAACCCATCCTTACGCTAGCGTTTCCTATGGAGCGGGTGCAAATGCCAATGAAATTGGTTATCAACACCTGGATACACGTTATACTGGCGCGTCTTCTGGTTCATTAAGCGGAAACGCTGAATGGTCATTCGCTGCACAAGATCAAGGGGTTGCTGAAATTCTCAAGCAATTTGAAATCAACTCCAAGATTCCTACCGTTGAAGTCTCTTTCGAGAAGACAGCAGTAGAAGCAGGAACACGCCGCCTCGGTGCACGTTGGTCCGTTGAACTTGAACAAGATCTTAAGAACATGAACGGCATCGATATCGACGCTGAGATCACAAATGCTATGGCATATGAGATCCAAGCAGAAATCGATCGTGAAATGATCATTCGCATGATCCAAACCGCACTCAATGGCGGACTAGGAGCTGGATATTCTATCTGGAGTCCAATTTCCGCTGATGGTCGTTGGTTAGTTGAGCGCAATCGTGATTTCTATCAACGTTTAATCGTTGAAGCAAATCGTATTGCTGTTCGTAACCGTCGCGGCGCTGCTAACTTCGTTGTAGCTACACCTCGCGTATGTGCAATCCTTGAAATGCTTCCTGAATTCCAGTGGGCACCAGTTCAAGGTTCTGTAAATACACAACCAGTCGGAGTTGCCAAAGTTGGTAATCTCGGTGGCCGTTTCAATGTATATCGTGATACCCGTACAGAAGTACAAAATACTTCACAATATGGTGATCAAGGATATGGCAGTCCACGTGCTGGTGTTGAATATGCTCTCCTTGGATACAAGGGACCAGAATTCTACGACACCGGTATTATCTATTGCCCATACATCCCAGTTATGGTTCAGAGAACAATTGGTCCTAACGATTTTGCACCTCGCGTTGGATTGCTCACACGCTATGGCGTTGTTGACAATATCTTCGGTGCTAATCTCTATTACCACATTATTCTTGTCAAGAATTTGGGAGAAGCATTTACACCTGGCGCAAACAGCGTATACTTCTAAGAAGTATTGTAAAGCTAAAACCTTTAAGATCCGGTTCGAAAGAGCCGGATCTTTTTTTCATTAAAGGATAAATAATCACATGGCAACACAAACCGATTCAATCGTATTCGTATCAACTAGACCAGAAAGTTCTGTATACAAAGGTTCTAATAATCTTAAGTTAGGTTCACAAGTAGCTACTATTAGTGGTAAGACTATTGTCGGAGTAGCTTATAATCTTATTACCAATACACAATCAGCATCTTCCGTTGTTAAATTAGGAACAGGTGCATTAGAATTATCTGCAGGCAGTGCATATGACGGGCAAACACTGTATGTATATTGTGAAGATCGCACTGCTATTCCATTTACTCTAGATATTGCAGCTGCTAGTGGTGTACAAACCTTAACAGCAGCTTTTGATTATGTTTGGACACCCAATGAAGTTCGTCTTCGTAGACAAGAGATAATCTAATTACAATTTACCACCAGATTTGTGAGTGGCGTGTTCTTCACCTAGGAGATCACGCCACTTTTTTCTTACCCGTTCCCTCAAAGCATCTACTCCAGATTCTTTAATAGCAGAGGTTCTAAATCCGGAACAAGTCACATAATTAAGAACTCTGCGCACACGCCATGGATCTTCTGGATCCTTTTCAAAATAATTCGTAAGCTTTTCGAGACATTCTTTGCCTTGAGTATTCCATTTGCCTTTAAACCAAAGACGTAGCTTTTGCCATTCTGGATTATCAACTACCTTCTTGATATTGGTTCCCTTAACAATTTGAGCTTCATTCTTCATAGAAGCATTATAAGAGGTTTCCTATAATTCAATTTCATTGAAAGCAGATACATCTACTTCAGTATTTCTGGCGCCAATCTTATAAGATGTAATACCTGTCTCTTGGGGCGCTACCTGAACCTTATCTGAATTCATAAATGCATCATACCAAGATCCCAATGGATTCTTTTTAGTGTCGAAAATCTTTTTATAGCCTAAAGAGGTTAAACGATTATTAGCTAACCATTCTACATATTGTTTTAATACGTCTGCATTAAGCCCCAAGAGTCCTCCATTAGAGAACAGATAATCTGCCCATTTCTTTTCAATATCTACGGCTAATCCATAAGCATCATAGACCTTTTGTTCATTCTCTCTCACAATAGATTGAAACCCTTCTTCAGGATTATCACGAAGATAAGAAAGAATGTTTTGACTTACCGCAACATGAAGGTTTTCATCTCTTGCAATGAGCTTAATGATCTTAGCATTTCCCTCCATCTTTCCTCTTGCACCGAAGAAAAAACTACATACGAAAGAAGTATAAAAAGCAAGACCTTCAGTAATTTGCGTAGATAGAAGCGCATCAAATATCTGAGTTCTGAGATCACTATTTTCCCCAAATAATTTATCATAATCTTTTTTTGCAGCATTGGCTCGGTTTTGAATCTCTTCGTCTGCAAGAATAGAATTCCAGAATTTAGATTCGTCTGGATAAACATTCTTGAGAATATGTGAATAAGAACGAGAATGAATATTGGATTCAAAGAAAGCCCATACATTCATTGCTGCTTCTAATTCTGGGTTAGAGACATACTCAGCCATTTTAAAGATAGATCTAGACAACATACTATCAGTCATGGTTTGCCATTTAAGATTTGTATCAAAAACAAATCGCTCAGCATCTGATAATTCATGATAATCATTACGATCTTTTAAGAGAGACACTTCATTTGGTCTCCAAAAGAACTCTTCCATCTTCTCTGCCAATTCAAACAGTTTTGGATATTTTAATTGATCATATCGCTGTAGTGAAAGATCTTTGCCTAAAAATAAAGGTTCATGGCGCGTATCAACATTAGTAATATTCAAAACAGTTCTCATAATTTTATTATAGTATTATTTTTTAGATATCCATTTAATTCGTTTGCTGCTCTTCTTTTTTCTTTTAGAACCAGTACACATAGCCTTAGTAGGTCTGCATGCTGGGTATCCTTTTCTTTTTTCACCTTCTTGACGACCGCATGTTTTACCTGTTTTACAATCAACCCAACCCTTTCCATGATTACGGTCGAACCAACCCTTTAATCCCCTTTCTTTTTCCAAATCAAACTTCTCTAAGAGAAATTCAACTAATTCTTGAAATTTGTTCATTTCTTTTTACCCCAGTTTTTAGCCCCTTTCTTCCTGCATTTTACTAAAGCACCAGAAGCATATGCTGAAGGCCATACTTTATATCTACTCTTTACCTTATAATAGCAAGCATCCTTCTTCTCACGAAGAAGGATGTCAATCATCTCATTTACCGAAGCCATATTAATATTTATGGCATTATAACGTACAAGCGCCCCCCGCACATTTCTCATCTGAAGCAGATTGTTTATCACCATCAGATGTATTTGAATAATAGAGACACTTAATACCCATAGAATAGGCATAAAGAAGATCTTTAATTACAACTGAATCGGGTAATAAACGATCAGGATAATTATCATAGTTGTAATAGAGATTACCGGAAATAGCTTGATCAATCCATTTTTGAGCTGCAGCCATCACATTGATAAACCCGGTATTACTCTCCATATCAAATGCTAATGTATATTTGTTTTTAGTGGTAGCATAGTTAGGAACTAAAACTGGAATAGTAGATGCCTTTGATGTTTTATAAGTCATTAAAGATCTTACTGGCTCAATACCATTTGTTGAATTTTGAATAACAGAGGAACTTTCAACGGGCATTTGTGCAGTTAACGTACTATTGCGTAATCCATGTTTAAGAATTCTTTCTCTCAAACCTTCCCAATCTAATGATGGTTTTCTGGTTACTACTTGATCGATCTTCTTTTTATATGTATCAATAGGCAATATACCTTTACTATATTTTGTTAAATGAAATTTCTCACATTTACCTTTCTCTTCAGCTAAGGTAGAAGAAGCAGATAACAAATGATATTGAACTTTTTCAAACCATTCATCAACAAAATTAGCAGCTTCAGAATCCGTGTACTTAATATTATTTTTGGCTAGTAGTGCTGCAAGATTGGTAACACCAACACCTAATGCTCTTCTACCTTCAATAAAGTTCTTAGCAGCAGGTGTAAACCAGTCTTGATATGAAATCAATTCATCTAACATACGGACAATAATGTCACATGTATTAATCAAATCTTGATCATCCTTAATCTCTAGCAAATTAAGCGCAGAAAGTATGCAAATACCGATTTCACCATTTGGATCATCAATATGGTTAATTGGAGTTGTAGGGAATGTAATTTCAGTGCATAGATTAGTCATAGTAACACGATCCAAGAATGCCCCATGTTCATTGCAATGATCAATATTCATCACATAGATACGCCCTGTTTCTGTTCGTTCTTTGACAAACAATGACATTAGTTGCTTTGCACTTATCTTGCGTTTATACCGTATTTTTGCGTTGTTCTCGGCGGCTTTATAAAGCTCATCAAATTCAGGTAGTCCCCACGAATCTACTAATTCAGGAACTTCGTGCGGCGAGAACAAAGTGATGCCTTCATTCTTCATGAATCTCTCATAAAAGAGTTTTGAAAATTGAATGACATAATCAAGATTACGCACACGAGAATCTTCAGTTCCTCCATTATTTTTCAAAACGATAACATCTTCGATATCCCAATGCCAGAAGGGTGTATTAACCGTACCACCACCGCCCCTCAAACCATTTTGTTGGAGGGATTTGACTGTAGATTCAAATACCTTTAAGAAAGGAATAGCACCAGTATGAATTACTGCACCACCTTTAATCTCTGTGCCTAAACCACGAATACGGCCAAAATTTAATCCAATACCATAACGTTGTGCCGTTGCATAACCAGAAGCCATAACAGAAGAGAAGATACTTTCTTTTGAATCTCCAACATCAATTAAACAACAAGATGCATATTGCTTTAATGGACCACGAATACCAGCCATTTGTGGTGTAGGCAGATTGATTTTAAATTTAGAAAATGCATCATATGCTTTCTTTACATAATTTAAACGCACATCTTGTGGATACTTATGAAAAGCAACCATAGCAATAAGCATATAGACAAATTGTGGTGTTTCATAAATTTCTTTAGTCTTTCTATTTTGAATAAGATACTTATCAACTAATTGCTTAATACCAGCATAAGTGAAATTATAATCACGATCATGATTAATTTTTTCATCGAGCTTATCAATTTCATCAGCAGAATACATGTTTAATAATTCTGCATCATATACTGAACGTTCAATATTTTTCTTAATGAGGTCAATGAGCTTTGGTGGGTTCTTGCCACCCCAGACATCTTTTCTTAATTGATAATTAAGAAGTCGGGATGCGACCCACTGATAATTAGGAGATTCTTCTGTAAAGAGATTAGCAGCCGATTCAATTAATACTTTATGAATTTCTTTGGTAGAAATACCATCTACAATATTAATCTTAGCATTAATTTCGATATCTGAAAGAGATACACCAGCGATCCCTTCTATAGCCCACGAAATAACCTTATTAATTTTCTCAATATCGAACTCTTCTTTCTCTTTATTTCGCTTCACAACTTTCATAGGACATGTATTTAGGAAGTATGATTATGACACACTGTGTTTAAAAAACAATGATTAAAATAGATAAATAGCTCAGAGTTTCTTTATGTTTTCAATAAAGAGAGCTACTTCAGGATCTGATTTTTTAATACTGATATTTTCAAATCTAGCCAAGTCATCATTTTCATTTAAATTCTTAATGTCATCAAGAATCTCTTTATCTATTACTGGAACCTTTTTATCTACTTTTAGTAGATCACGAATTTCATCAATTGAATAACCACGATTCAATAATCCCGATGCTTGTCTACAAACATACTTCTTTTGAAGTTCTTCTTCTGTTCCAAATTCTGTTACCTTCTTTTGGTAATATTCGTTATTAAAATTAAAGCTCTTACCCGTAATTACACAAGTTACTTTTTTTGCCATACCTTATATTAAGAGCGTTTCTTTCTTTTTCTCTTCTTTTTAAGTAAAACGGGTTTATTCTCCATGGGATTAGTACCCATAGGAACATAGCCAGCAAAATTTACAGAGAATGAATATTGATTTTGAGGCGCATAAGGCGGATTAAAATCTTCAAGCATCATTAAAATTAATTGATCTAAATTCATATTACTCCCAAGGAAAGACTAACCATGTATTTTTTTCAAAGCGTCTACTATAAAAATCTGGTTCTAATGAAGTACCTTCTTTCATGTATGGTGCTAATGTATATACATTCTCAAAATAATATTTATAATTATCTACCGCAAATCTAAAGGTATGACCTGAGTCCGAAAGATCATCTACAATTAATACATTTTTTCTTTCGGTCAGAACATTAACGATACTATCATAACATGTTTGATATAACGATATTTCAGATTGTTTATTATCTGTTGTATAAGATTTCAAACCCATCATCCTCATTGGAATATTCAAACGATTAGAAATGATAGTAGCTGGGATAGAACCCCCTCTCATCAACCCAACAACAAGATCAAACGTTTTATTTTTAATTTGTGAAATACATGTATTAATATCACTTTGGAATTCTTGCCAATTAATAATTGTTTTTTCCATATTTTATTATAACGTCTCTTTCCTTAAATATCTATATGGCAGATGATTTCTATGCAATTAAGCGCATTTATGAGGGTTATAATGTAGGAACACAATCAAGTTATCAACATGCTGACGTTACATCTGATCATGATAATTCGTATGAAACTACTTCATCGATGATGGGCCCTGGTCATGGCCCTGTTGTAGGCAGTAATACGGGATTAGGCTCTGTTGATGATATCTTAGAAGCACCCATAAAAAAATATTCAGCGGAACAATTAAAAGATGAATTAATCAAAAAAGTAAGCGCGGAATTAGATGAAGCTAAAGAACAGAAAAAGGGGTACGCTGAAAACTCTCTCAAACGTTTATTAAATTTTCTTCTAGATTTAGATAAAACCGAAGATTAATCTTTTGTTATAATATCATGGATGGTGTCTATTGTCCATGAAAATGCAGCTGCAGCGGTGGGAAATAATATAGCATATACTATATCGTATTTCAAAAATATCAACGGAGATAAAAAAGTACCAGACCAAAATCCTAGGCACAATGAACATTTAAATAGTTCATTAAAAATATCATTCTTAATCAAGAATGATCTTAATTTATTGAGTATTGACCCATACTTCAAAATATAGGTCAATCCCAATGCACTAGTTAATTCAAACCACATGAATCATTTTCTGATGTTTGATAATTTTCAACAGCTTCTTTTAACATTAAAAATTCTTCTTTTGTTAATTTAATTTTTCCGCCATAATCATCAGATATGGTAAATGCATTTTCTTCTTCAGAAATAATTGGACAGCATGATCCGTTTCTACCGCAAAGAGTATATTTGAACATATAATAATTTAATATTACATTGTTTTAATTCAATAAATAAAAATATGATTTCATATGGGCAGTTAATTAATGAGCAGCTATATTTTCAGATGAAAGAAAAAAATAAAAAAATTGCCAAATTAATATCTAATGCAATTATTATAATAAAAGAATTTATTAAGCAAAAACATCGTGAAAATTTTTATCACATCGCATATGATGAATTTATAACTTCATTATTTCAAGAAAAAAATCCCAAAATAAGAAAAAGAAATCTTTTTTATATTAAAAATCATTTATCTGAAAAGGGTTATATTGTAGATGTCATTGATGACGTCATGAGTGCAATTGCTGATCACGAACCGTACCCCGGATTATATTTTGGACCCGCGCCATTATTTGACGAAGAAACACAAAAAGATATAAAAATTGACTTTTATTTTACAACAGAATTGGGTCAAGGATTTGGATTTGCTTATTCAGCATATTCGAAAATAATGTTTACGCCCGATATTTTAGTAAAAACAAATTCTGAAATATATGGTATTGTATATCATGAAATGATTCATGCAACACAACCAGATAAAAAATACTCGAGGAGATATGAAAAAAGTCGTGTTGTAGTTCCTAGGCCCGGTCGAGTTGGTTTAGAAGATTTTTATAATTACATGCGCGCTAAAATAGAATTCGAAGCTACTCTTGCCGGCGTCATAGAAACAATAAAAGATAATTTTGAATATCTTTATAATAAAGCACCTAATAATGTATTGTGGCAAAGAACTAGAAATATACAATTAGATGCTATCAAAAAAATATCTACATTAGACAGGAAAGCTGTATTGAGGGAATTTAGTATCAATTACACAGAAGAAAATGATATGCCGTATCCAAATTCTATTATACCCACAGAAGATGTTAAACTTTTGGAGATTATATATTATGCTTCTATCGGAGAAGAAAAAACCGCAACCTCCAATGTAGGAAGATTGCGGTGGAATCAATTAATTAAAGCGTTTAAGGAACTATATAGAGAATTATCTAATAATATCAATTATTCTACTAAGTAATTTGTTTGAATAAATTTTTTAATTTCATGTATAAAAATACTTACTCTATTTTCTACGGAGCCTGATAATCTAACGATCTTTGGTGGATTCTTATAAGTAGAAATATTCTCTAACCACCGATCATAATAATAAACCACTTTATCAAAAAATTCTTTATCTGTTGGTCTAATACCATCTTCTTTTAATTCTAATTCCGGCTCAATATAAAAAATAATATCATAATTCTTATAACATTTTGATGCAATGATTCCTAATGCATGTTTAAATTCATAGTCATCAAAATTCTCTAGTACCGCTTGAGTATATGCTAAACCATCTAATACGCAGCGATCTGCAACAATTAATCCCTTCTTTTTACTATATTCATAATATTTTGAAATAACAAACAGCTGTGTTACTTCATCGCCATCTTGATTGATGGGAAAACCCTGTTTCTGCAAATCTCTAATTGGTGATGAAATGAATTCATAATCTTTCATCATTGCATTATTTTTTAATGCATTACATAATGTGGTCTTACCTTGGCTATGAGCACCTGAAATACAAATATACATATTTTTATAATATAATGAAAATTATTTTCTGCCAACGATTTGTTTGAAAGATTCGATATTATATTTGATAAGATCTAATTGATCATCATCCAATGTTGTTGAAATATTATCCGCCAATAATCCTTTTGGTTTATCTTTGAGTCCTAAATCACCACTATACTTCATATAGTTGAACCCAGCCATTACTGGATTACTGGTATCAACGCTTCGAATATTATAGATGTTTTTATCATAGTAATAACGAAATTCTTGCGGCAATGCGCAACCCAATAAGTGATGTGGTTTATTCCAATTCCAAATACCATCATCAATTAAATTTTGAATTAACCTTTGTCTCCCACTAACCATTCGCTCATGCTTATTATTACCAAGTCCTGTCCATTCAAAATAGCTATATGCAAAGGAAACAGCAATATAATCAGCATGCTCTGACATGAATTTATAGCATCGAACAAAATCTTGATATGTTTTACCTTGTGTTGCGCCAATCTTTAATGATTTAATATCATCAAATTTTGTCACGAATTTATCAAAAGAAATAATAGTAGCATCAGAGTCTTCCCACACATCAGGCACAATGTAGTAAGTAGGTTCGAGTAATTTAATCCACTTATAATATTCAGCACTTTCAAATGCCCGACCCAATTCAAAAATACTATTATCTAGTAATACTTCGCGATTAGCTAATACAGATGATCTAAAGAAATTAAAATAATTGCTATTTTGTTCAAATAAATGAACCAATGCATAATCATAATCATTATAATTAATAGATTCTTTTAATAAACATAAAGGCGATTCATGCGATACTTTAATATTCATATATAGATTATATTGAGATACTTTTAATTTTTCAAGTAAATATTTTAGTGGAGATTCTAAAACTAGCAGGAGATTTTAGGGGCAAGGCAAATGATTTAGATAGAATAGTAAAGCTATCTCAAGGGTTACTCTGCATGGGTATGACTGCAGCAACTTTGCTGACTAATCCAACTAATTTATTTAAATCTATAGCATTTATAGCAGCCTCAGCAGGTAATTTAATAGTAAATGCTGTAACAGACAGGATATCACGCAGAGTTGGTGATTTAACTAGAACCATTGCCACACCACTCCAACTTATAGGTTCATACTTAAAAAGTATGATGAATACACTTGATAATTTAGAAAGTGTTTATAAAAAAATCAAAAATAAAAAAAGTGATCTTAAAAATTTTCTTTTTAATACACAAAATTGCGCTATACAAGCTGGAAATTTTTTAAATTGTATATCTGCTGTTATAGCCAAGAAAGTAACTAAAAAAGTATTATTAAAAATAGATACGGAGTTTGATAAAATTCAAAAAGAAGTCTCTGCATCGGTATATGCTGCGGGTGGTATTTTAGAACAAAATGCAGGTAGGCAAATAAGACAAGTAGAGAGATTGTCTAAACAATTAAATGCGATGTTATAATCATGTCA